TGTGTTGTAGTTCCAGTGTTTTATAAAAGGAATACCAACTCTCAACTGTGGAATAAAAGTATTGTATTCGCAGTAACCTTCTTCATGAAAGTGCTCAAACTGTGATACAGGAATATCTAGTGTACACCATATATTATCTTTAAGAAACGGCGTGATCATAAATGTCCATTCATAATGTTCATCATCATCTTTAGGATCATATGTATGGTTAGCACCAAAGAATATGTGTTCACAACTGTGCTTTTCATAAGCTTCTTTGATAGCAACTACATCTTGTACGCCAACGACAAACAGTGTCTTCATACCAAACGCAGGAGTGTGTTCAACTTCGGTGCCTATAAACCATTGTACGTTTTCGTGATCAGGTCTTTCCATTGTTTGCCTTTTTCTGTTTATTATACAACAATTGGTGCTGGATGTCAATCAAATAATGCATTAAACTGACTTGCACTGTTTACAATCTTCTTACCAGTAAAACCTCGTGTACCTTTGATACTATCCCAGAACTTACTGTTGTCTTCTATAATTTGCATGCTTTTGTTATAGTCTTTAGCTTCAAATACTCTTTCAACAACATCACGGAACAACACACGTTCAAATGTTTCATGTACTAGCATTCCAGGAAGTATACCTTCATCGTATCTGACATTAGCATCTTGTACTGCTCTAATGTGTTGCCAAACATTATGACCCATAAGCAGTGCATAACTGAAACTATCCCAACTGGTCTTGCCTTCTTTGCCAATCTTATTTAGGTCGCCGGGTGCATAGTGACAAACATCTCCAATAGTAAGTCTTGAACTTATCGGAGAGTCTTCAAACTTTTCATGTATACCATCACGTAGTACAACATCACGATAACTGTCTGTGCCATGTGCATACTTCTTATCATCAGCAGTAGCTTCCATCATGTAACTCCACTTGCCTCTATCTTCAGTACGCAGGTTGGTATACACTTGTCCGTTAGCAGTTGCAAGGAATGGCGATGCACAATCAAAACTAATAGTAAAGTTTGCATTAGCATGACGACGTACACTACGTTGCACATCAGTTAATAAACATGCCCATTCTAGTTTACTTGTGCCTAAAAAGTGCATCCAATCATGTTGACCTTTTTCCAGCAAGCCTTCATGTATAAGTGTAACCAAACGTTTCAATACCAAGTGTACATCACACATGTTCTGTCCACCCATACCCCAACCATCAAATGGTTTGTCATATGCGTCACTACAAAACTTCTTCATGGTATCGTACCATGAGTCTGCTTCTGTGTGGTTACTACCTTGTAGCACGTTTAGTATTTTTAGATCGCCACCTCTGCTTGCCATCCAAAATTCATTGTTGAACAGTGTAGCATCAACTGCATCTTTATAACTTTTGATTCCGCATGCTTCACTTGCTTCTTTGTCCAAATAAGTCCATGTAGGAATATCCATTGTCATACCATGTGTTGCTATGCCCATCTGCCATGCAATAACCTGTTCACGTTTCTTTTCACAGGCTTTGTCTTTAGGATCGGCCCATGCACCTGGCCATACACCTTTTGCAATCTGGAATCCACCTGAGTCAGCAAGCATGATAGTATCTGCTTCTCTGTTGCGAACCATATCTTCTTTTGGCACTGTGATACTTAGATCCATGTTGGCATGTCCAGCACTGTACAGACTGTACTTGTAAGGAAATAAACTTTCTTTACTGTTCAGCCAGTTCATAGCCTCCATGTTAGGAATACCTTTAGGCAACCTATCACCGATTATCTTGTTCTTGTCACCTGCAGGAAAACGTTCCTTGCCAATATAACCAGCATAGAAACTGCTGATTGCAGGCAAGAATACTGCATAGTCTTTCTGTTTTAGTGTTAGGTTGTCCTGTTCGATCATCTATTTGCTTTGTGCCGGAAGTATATAATCATACACTGCAATACCTGAATCAACTGTAATCTTAGTTGCACCACTGTCACTTATTCTCACAGTCTTATCTCCAGTTAAGTTCATAATTGCTATGAACTGTTGCACCGGCCAACTCCATGCTTTAGTAAGTTTGCCAGCAACATCATGTTGGAACACAAAGTCACCTGCATGTGTACTATGATCACCAAACAAAAACTTTAAGTGTCCATCTTCAGTTTTAGTTTGAAATGTAGTTTCTTCAGCATTTGCCTGTGCCTGCATTTTCAATCTCATGATACTTGCAGTAGTTGGCTCAAATTCAATATCCCAAGGCACATCTTTCATCTTTACGCCTTTGAGTTTTTCGTTAACAATTTCGCTAACCATGAACCTATAGTCGTTCTTAAAGTCACCAGCGGCGTTTTTAAAATGTAAGCCTACTGGTGCTTGTTCACCATTACGATCTTGTCGTTTTACACTGATGTCTGCGTTTTCTTTGTACTCGCCAATGTTAAGCAGTATCTTTAGTTTTGCTAGATTAGGCATACCAAATGTACCAATATAATCTGCAACTGGTGCGGCAAACTTTGCTTGCAACACAACACTTTTGTCTTCAGCAAGACCGTCAACTGATGTAGCAGTGTCTGTTCCTGTAATTTTAATTAGGTCAATGCAACCTAAGTCATAGCTGTGTTCAACTAAGTCTAGTAAATAGTCTCTCATTTAGTTTTCTCCTAAGTTTTTAATCTGTCCCATTGTTTCTGTTCGTCTAATAGTGGTACGCTTTCCAGGCTTTTTAATTTCTAACCAACTTATACCCATATCTAATTCATCATAACCTTTATCAAAACTTTCTATGATGTTGTAACCAATTTGTCTACATGTATCTTTTACTTGTATGCTTGTACTATAACAATAGTACATTTCGTCAACTTTGTCAATGGCTTTTGGATAATCACAGTTATTATAGGTAAAAATTATAACTCCGCCAGGACGTAAAACTTGCATCATAGATTGCAAATATTTTTTTATAATCTTCATCGGGCGAAAATTGAACCAGTTTAGTGCAACAATTAAGCCAAGTTGATTGCGTGGTATCTCGTTTAGTATATCGTCTTCTTTTTCATCAATTTTGTAATATCGTAAACGTCTTTGATATGCTGGTTCTCGCCAGTTCCTGATGTGCCTAAACATATCTTCACTTTCATCTATCAAATAAAGAGGATTGCAAGATACGAGAAGATTTGTGATGTCACCGTTACCTGGAGCAATTTGAAGTCCAGCATACTGTGCATCTGCATATATGCTAATTCTGTCTTGTAAAAGAGTTTTGAATTCTTGATTATACAAAATATTGCTAAAGATTTGCCGATCCATTTTGTCTTGCACAGAATCGTTCATTCGCATCTTGTATATTTCTTTGCTTTTTTCATAATATGGTTCTTCTAGTGTTGTGGCCAGTTTAGCAATCTCTTCTCTAAATGTATTTAGATTGAGTGACCAGTCCTCCAAAATATCTAGCACCTTTAGATGCTTTTGTAGCATGCTATCTTTAAGATTGTGTGCATCAAACTCATGCAAGTCTAAATCGTTAGAAACTTCACTTAGTCTACTATTGATATCTCTACGTACGGTATCAAAGTTAATGCTTTCAACCATTTGTTTATATTTTACTAGATTACGCAGGCTGGCCATTAGTCAAACTCAAATAGTGTGTTAAATGTATTTGTTGTGTTGGTTTCGCTTGCAAGGTCCCATTGAAGAACGTGTAACAGGTTGTCAATCTTTTGATCAACCACAGTTGCTTCCATAAGTGCATCATCAAACGGCAGTTCTTTGAACCACTGTGGCAAGTGCATCTCATCTGTTGGATAGCCGATACTGGTCCAGTTAAGTGGATTGGGCTTTAGTTTGCAAACAATAGTTTTCATACCATCAATAATCTGCTGACTGTAGTTGTCTGAATTCATCTTCTTCATGGTATTCCAATTCATGCCAGCACGTACATGTCCAGGCATGTTTGCACGACCTTCACGTTCTTCCTTCTTACTATACATAGTTAGGTTGTTAACACGTTTGGGTGAACCTTTTTCCCAAGCAGGTCGTTCCTTGAAGTCATACTTGAACGTCTTAATCATTTCGATAATCTTGTCTCTGCCAGCACCAGCAAGTACTTCAACAAGCAAGGTCATCAAAAAGTCTTGTATAACCTTTGGCGTATCACTACGTTTCAAGTCCAAGCCCATTGCTTTGATCTTGCCTTGCTTGCCTTCGGTGTCAAGTCTCTTGCCTTCTAGGTCGAATATGTTTACTGCATAACGTTTCTTTGTAATAAACAATCCTCTGTCCGCAATAAGTTCTCTACCGCCTTTGATAATCAGTCCGTTGTCTCTTGGCACATGGAATGCTTGCTCCATAAATCGTGGCCAACTTTCGTTAAGTTGGTCACTTATAGCATCATACAGTTGTATACAGGTTTCTTTGTTCCATTCCATTGTGCCTGCATCAATGTCTTTTTTCAGTATTGGATATGCACTAAAGTATACTGAATCTGTATCACCATAAATCACTGCATCGCCAACATGGTCATACTTGCCTGTGATTGTTTCATTTACAAATGCATCCATGTGGTGTGCAACTGCTCTGCCGGTAAGTGTTGTGCTCTGTCCTATACGTTTATCAAAGAATCTACAACCTGGGTTGAGGATAGCACCATACAAACTATTCAAGTTAATTTTCTTAACTAACTGTCGTTTGTCTAGAAACTCACGTTCATCTGGATCGGTGGCTTGTCTTAATTTTGCCTGTATCTCTTGTCGTTCTCTATACCAACGTGCAAGTAAGCCAGGAACAATACCTTCTTTTTCGTATGTGAATATAGTACCATTAGCACTTAGTATCCAAGGCTGATTGCTATCAAATATGATCTTCCATATCTCTGCGGCACTGTGTACACTCTCTTCACCGTTCTCCCAGTCAATGGTTATCTCTGTACCACGTTGTTGCTCCATTACGGCAGTGTATTCTAGTGTGCCAAACAAGCCTTCCCAAGCCATAGCAAAACTTGCTTTGTTGTTCATCTTGTTTTTAATATAGTTTTCTGTCATTATAGGACGTAGTTGTCCAACAATAGTCTCGCCAGCCATGTTTAAGGCTCTAATCGCACTTGGATACAAACTGTTGATGTCAATAGCACCAACATATTCATGTATGCCTTTTTTAGGATATGCAACATAAGCACCTGCCGCCGCAGTATCATCATCTGTTAGACGTTGTTGTCTGTTAGGAACAACCATACCTTGTTCATGTGCTTCGTTAATGATTGCTTGTTCAGTAACTGCAACTGCACCCATTGTTGTTTGCAACAACACAGTGTTAGCATGTGCTAGTTCACTTGCCAGTGCAATGAAACGCAGTTTCTTATCCATCTTGTCAAGCAGTGCAGTATCCTGTCTGGAATACTCAATAAACGTTTTAAAGTTTTGATTGTACAGTTGATCTAATGTGCCCTCATATGCAGTTTTCTTCTCGTCAAGTTCATATTCGCCAATAGCATCTAAACTATAACTGTGTCGCTCTTCGTATGTGTATTTTCTGTACAGTTGCATGTAATCCATATGCACTCTGCCAATGGTATCAAACGTAATGTTCTCTGATCCAAAACGTTCAAATGTACGTTTCTTTGGCAATTGGTTCCACAAGCAAAAACGTCTAGTATCATCCTTGCTTAGTATACGTGTGGCTCTGTTAACAAGATAGGGTATATCATAACCTTCACTGTTCCAACCACTGATTATGTCTGCATCTTCAATCAAGTCTAAGAACGTGCTGATAAGATCCTCTTCGCGTTCATATAGCATTGTGTTAGGAAACTCGTTGCATATTTCTTGTGCAGTCTCCCAGCTCATTGACTTTGGCGGTATAACCAGTGTTACCAATTGCTCCATCCACTGCAAGTATATACTGATAGCAGTAACTGGATTGAAAGGATCTGCTGGAGAACTATATCCTCTTACAGGATCAAAGTCAACCTCAATATCAAAAAACGCAGTTTGCAACTTAGGTGCATCAATGCCTTTGTAGTTTTCTTCAAAGCATCTAAACACAGGATTAATATCTGATTCAAAGATATCTTTGCCTGATTGCATACGCAGTTCCTTACGAAACTCCTTATTGTTACGTGTTGAAAATCTACTGACAGGTTGTCCATAGATACTTTTATGCTTGCCTCTTGGGTCAGCATAGTAAAAACAGTATGAGGCAGGAAACTCTCGATACTCTCTCCTGCCATCTACACGTTCTACAACGTGTATTCTATCTTTCTCTCTGTCAAACAGTGCATCAACGTAACTCACAGATTATAAGGTCCTTCCAGCAGTTGTAAGTATCTCATCTAATAGTTCTTGGTCTTCTTTTTCAGCAGTATAACTTGCTTTGTGTGCAATACGTATTGCTTTCTTAAGCACACTTGGTTTGATTTGTAGTTCTTCAGCAATGCTTTTCACTGTGTCACTAAGTCCTTCATTAAGTGCTTCTACTTCGCTCATTACACCCATACCTTCGTTGATAATCTGTGTAAGTTTTGCTTTTTGTTCTGGGTCAAATTGGGTTGTCATGTAAATACTCCTTGTAATGTACACATTATATGCTAATTGTTAACAGGTGTCAACAACTATTTAGGTAATTGTGGCACTTTTAAAATCGTGGTAGCGATATCTCGATTCTAGGGCAGTACCCTCCCTAGCCTAAGTTTTTGGTCCTAAGGCTATTCTTTTACAACATCTTTGAAACTGCTTGTACTGAATCTCTTTTTGTTTAAACTTTCTATAGTCTCTAACGGTTTACGTTTGCTTGGACAAAATTTACATTGATCAATCACTTCGTCTATGTTATCTATGAACTGCTTACCTCGCTGTGCAAATTCTTCCACTGCTAAAGGTTCATAGCTGTGTAGTATTTTCCTATCTTCTTCGCTTATATCAAATTCCAGTTGTTTATCAAATTCTGGCATTATGCCAACTGGTCCACATTTGTACAACTTTGCATTGATAAAATGATGGCACATATGATGCACAAACGAACATTCATCATGTGCTTCTTGCGGGTCACTGTTTTGTAATACAAAACGATTGTTTAGTGGATCTTGTTGCACTGCGGCTTTGGTAAATTGATTTTCAATCCAATAGTGTACTCTTATGTCGTTTTCATCGACAAGGGCATAATCTGCACCTTTAGTAAGTTTATTTTCTTCTGGTATTTTCCCATCATATTTTTTTACAGTACCCTTTAAGAACTTGTAACCTTCTTCAAAGTGTCTATCTATGTCATTGGCATTGTGTACACTTACGCCTATCCAGTTGTTTCCAGTTTCTCCGTATGGCGATTTAAAAAACAGTGCATCGTACAATCCTTTTACATGATTAATACGTGTACCATTGCTGAGTATTTGAACTTTCTTCTTCCAAAGTCTGTTTATACCATTTATCCAACTTACTATGCTTGGATTTATCAAGGGCTCGCCACCGAGTATACAAATTCTTTGCAGGCGTATTTTTGTTGCCCATGCTTGGTAGGTTGCTTCATAGTCTTTCCATATTTGGTGACCTCTGAAGTTAAAGTTATTGAATCGATTACACTGTGGACATGCAATGTTGCACACATTTGTAATGTAAAACTCTATGTTAGGTACGTATGTGCGAGGATCATCAGGGTGATCATCTGGAAACCAGTCAGGATATCTCATCTTAGGCTGTTCTTTTCTAAATTGCGTGTAAGCGACAGTGTTTGCATAGCATCTTGGTCTTGGTAATCTTTGTGTATCCTTACAACACTTGGTGCAATATGATGTATATCTATATTAGTTGTTGTATGTATTTGATGATCAGCTGGTCTAAAACCATAAGTCTTACACTCTGAAATAATTTCTTTAGCCGCATGTGGTTTTATTATGTATCCGTAACCGCCAATTGAATATAATCCTCTTTCGTGTACATGTTTGCCATGCTTTTTCCTACCATGCAAACTCCATATTGTATCTTCTTTGGGCTGACTTGCTAGATCTTCATTGTATGTTTTTAAGTAAGGATCTAAACTGTCTAGTTTAAGTACGTCAGGAAAACGTTTAAGAACTTTATTTGGTAATGGACGTAGCATGTATGCATCATGTTCGAGTATCATGTAAGGCTCATTTGACTTAGCACACTCGTTCCACAAAAAATAATGACTAAGGAAACAACCAAGCACTCCGAGCCTGCCACCTTTCATTTTTGGCTTGTATTGACGGAGTCTTAATTCGGCAAGTATTTTGTGTGCATCTTCACCATGTATACCGTTGCTGATTTCCGCATCAATGCCAAAGTCTTTTGCACGTGCTATACACTTGGCACCCATTGTGCGTGATATCTTGCTACTTTGCAGTACTATTATTTTCGTTTTCAAGTGCAGTCTTCCAAATTTCAATCCATGAGTTTTTAAGTGCTTTATTCTCTTCTGTTTTATATGCACGTTTAGTAAACTTTTTTGTTTTACTAGTTTCTTGATACACTTCGTCATTGTTGTTGCCTGTGACTGCAAAATGATCATGGAAAATTTTACTTTTAATTCTTTTGTATGTTCCTACTTCATAGTTGATATCTTGAAT